GAGAATCTGGACTATTTGAAAGAGGTTGATCCTATCGGTTATGCCGTTAAGGTCGCAGAACTCTCTCAAAAGGAAAAGCAGCTAATGCAGGTTCGTGCTGAACGGGAAAGAATCTCGCAACAGCAGGAATATGAGAGACAACAGCAGATGCAGCATATGGTTGCGCTTGAATCTGAGAAGTTAGTCGCTGCGATACCAGACTTTGCTAATCCGGAGAAGGGCGAAAATATCCGTAAGGACATTCGCACTTACGGCAAGCAGATGGGATTCTCTGATGAAGAACTGGCTAACGTATTCGATTCACGAGCCGTTCTGACGTTATACAAGGCGATGCAGTACGACAAGTTACAGTCTGCAAAGCCGGGGATTACTAAGAAGGTTGCAGAGGCTCCTAAGGCGATTAAGCCCAGAGTATCTAAGCCTAGAGATAGTAATGCTGAGGAAATTAGGAAATTGAAGTCACGGGCTAAGTCCAGTGGAAGTATCAAGGATGCAGCTAACGTGTTTGAACGCTTTTTATAAAGGATTGAATCATGGCAATTTATAACGCCTACGACGCAATCGGTCAGCGCGAAGATTTGACCGACGTAATCTATGACATCTCGCCTACCGAGACTCCATTCATGTCTTCGATTGGCAAGACTAAAGCTACTGCTGTTTACCACGAGTGGCAGACTGACTCGCTGGCTGCTGCTACCACTAACAACGCTGCTGTTGAAGGTGCTGACGCTTCCGATGCTACTCTGTCTCCTACTACTCGTCTTGGTAACTACACTCAGATCCTGCAGAAGACTATCAAAGTCTCTGGCACTCTGGATGCAGTGAACAAGGCTGGTCGTAAGTCCGAGAAGGCTTATCAGTTGGCTAAGGCTTCACAAGAGCTGAAGCGCGATCTGGAAACTATCCTGCTGTCTAACCAAGGCCGTTCGGCTGGTTCTAGCAACTCGTCAGCCCGTAAGATGGGTTCGCTGCTGTCTTGGATCAAGACTAACTCGTCTGTCCAGACTAACGGTGGTGATCCTACGACTATCGGCGTTTCGACACGTACCGACGGTAATACCCGTACCTTCACTGAAGCCCTGCTGAAGGAAGTCGTGGCTGAAGTGTTTACTTCGGGTGGTTCGCCTAAGATTCTGATGGTTGGCGCTGCTGGTAAACAGAAGGCTTCTAGCTTCACTGGTATCTCTGCTTACCGTTACAACGTCAATGGTTCGGCTGCTCCTGCTGCAATCGTTGGCGCTGCTGACATCTATGTGTCTGACTTCGGTAATATGTCGGTTGTACCTAACCGCTTTATGCGTACCCGCGATGCTCTGATCCTTGATCCTGAGTACGCTGCTCTGGCTTACCTGCGTCCTTTCCAGACAAACGAGCTTGCAAAAGCTGGTGACTCTGACAAGACTCAGGTTCTGGTCGAAGTTACGCTGGAAGTTAAGAACGAAGCCGCGCATGGCATCGTAGCAGATTTGAATATGTCGCTGTAATTGAAATAGCCCCTGACCTTATGGTTGGGGGCTTTTCTACGAGGATTTATGAACTATAGACAACAGGTTGTACATTCGGACGGTGACGGTGGTATCGTCATTGAGACTAAACAGGATGTTACTGAGATACTTGAAAGTAACAAGGAAATTCTGGAGGCAGACAAGCAGAGAACCGGACATCTTAATGAAATGCACCATGTAGCTCGGATTCCTTTTACGGTCATTGATGACTTAAATAAAAAGGGGGTCATGAAGGGCTTTAATATCATAGATGACGTGGCTTTTGCTCGTTGGCTTAATAGTTCTGAGAATGCACAATGGAAAGTCTATAGGGGAACAATATGATCGTAGGTGCTTGCGTACCAGCTAGGGATGAAGTTCACACATCGTTTGCTTTTGATTTTGCCAAGATGGTTGGCAGGGATTCAAGGCATAGATGCTCTAAAGATGGCAACGGGCTAAAGCTCTATACGATGGCAGGAACGCTGATATTCGATCAGAGGGAGAAGCTAGTTGATGCTGCTCTGGCTGAAGGATGTGATGCGATTCTGTTTATTGACTCTGATATGCGGTTTCCGTCTGACACTATTGATATTTTGTTAAGCCGTGATGTGCCGATTGTTGGAGTTAATGCAGTAACAAGACGTAAGCCGACACTGCCGACTGCGTTGAATCTACAGGTTGAGAAGGATGAGAATGGCAAGATTATTCATCATGCTTGGCATAAGATAGATTCGATGGATAAAGAGGGCATAGAGCCTGTTACAGCGGTTGGTTTCGGTGTTGTTATGATTCGTAAGGAAGTCTTTGAGAAGGTTCCTAAGCCTTGGTTTGATGTGGGCTGGGGATCTAAAGGGATTATTGGCGAGGATGTGCATTTCTGCATCAAAGCCTTGGATGCCGGGATTCAGACTTATGTTGACCATAGTTTATCTAAGCATATTGGTCATATTGGTACTTACGAATATCGTTGGGATGATGTAGAGGAAGGCGCTATTGAGGCGCACAATAACAGGAAATAGACATGGCATTTACGAGCTACAGTGACCTAAAGACTACGATAGCAAATTACCTTGCTCGTAGCGATTTAACGTCGGTTATCCCTGACTTTATCCGACTAGCTGAGACACGGTTACAGCGAGATATTAGAACCCGTCAGATGCTGGTTGTGGCTACGGCTTCAACGACTGGTGGTGATTCAACTGTTGGGCTCCCGACAGACTTCCTAGAGATGCGTGATATTCATCTCAATACGACTCCGGTTACAACCCTGCGCTACAAGGCTCCTAACAGCTTCTACGAGACTTCTAGGGCTACTGAGAGTGGTAAGCCTGTGGATTACACGGTATTGGGCTCTGAGATGCAGCTAGCCCCGATTCCAGACACATCATACACACTGCAAATGCTGTACTACGGTAAGCCTACCGTATTGAGTGACAGCACTGCTTCTAACGTATTCCTTGCAAACTACCCTGATGCGCTGTTGTATGCGTCTTTGGCTGAGGCAGAGCCGTATCTGATGAATGATGCAAGGATTCAGACTTGGGCTGCTCTGTATGAGCGTGCAATCACTGCAATCAATACGTCTGACCAGTCTAGTGAGTACAGTGGTCAGCCTATGTCAATGTCTTATAACGTGAGGTAAATCATGGCAGAAATGTCGAACTATCTTGAGAATGCGCTGATTAACGCAACTCTCCGTAACACCAGCTACACAAGTCCTGCGACTGTTTACGTTGGTCTTTATACTTCAGATCCTACCGATGCTAATACTGGTACAGAAGTTTCAGGCGGTTCTTATGCTCGTACTGCTGTTACTTTTGGTGCGCCAAGCGATGGCGTTAGTACCAATAGTGCTGCGGTTGAGTTCCCGCAAGCCACAGGATCATGGGGAACCGTAGGTTGGATCGGTCTATTGGATGCTTCTACTAGCGGTAATCTGCTGTATCACACTGCTTTGGATGCTTCTAAGACGATTGCTTCTGGCGATATTTTCAAAATTGCAACTGGTTCGTTGTCTGTAACGCTAGCCTAAATGTTTGGGATCAGTGCATTTTCTGAAACACCATTTTCTTCTTTAGGTGGTGGATTAGTTCTATTTGGTGAAGCAAGTGTTAATGCTACTGCTACTGTTACAGCATTAGGAACAAGAATTCAGTTTTTCTCTGGTGATATAAATTGCGTTACAACCGTAACAGCAAATGGTGGGAAATTAAATCTTGGTAATGCTAGTGTAATTGGCAATGCAACTGTAACGGCAAATGGCGTAGCAATTTATAGTGCCACTGGATCAATAAATGTTAATGCCACTCTCACAGCAAACGCAACCAAAATACTATTTGGCAATGCTGTAATAGATGGCACAGCGACTGTAACTGCAACTGGTATACGCATTAGGACTGCTTCTGGCTCGATTACTGGTACTGCAACGGTTAATGCTACTGGCGGTGTTGTTTATGAAGGCGATGCTTCAATAAATGCCATTGCTACACTAACTTGCAGTGGTAACGCAATATTCTCAGGCATTGGTTATGTTAATGCTCTGGCAACTGTGGTTGCAAATGGTCAGATAATTGGTGAGGAGTGGTCAGATGTAGCTCCTGAAGCAACTAATTGGACTGAGCAATCAGCAGGTAGCAACACATGGACGAATATAGGAACAAGTAGCGACACATGGACACCAGTTTTTGCCGGGTCAAATACTTGGACGAATGTAAACGCTGGATCAGATAATTGGATGAGGCAATAAATGGCTCTTGTTTTGGCTGACAGAGTAAAAGAAACAACCACTACCACTGGCACTGGGACAATTACGCTTTCTGGCGCGGTATCTGGTTTTCGTTCGTTTTCAATTGTTGGTGATGGCAATACAACTTATTACACTATTTCTGGTCAAGGTACATCCGAGTGGGAAGTTGGGATTGGAACATATACTGCAAGTGGAACTACGCTTTCTCGCGATACTGTATTAGCCTCAAGTGCTGGCGCTCCAACAAAAACAACATTTTCATCTGGTACTAAAGATGTATTTGTAACGTATCCTGCTGGCAGGTCTGTTTATGTTGATGGTGTAACAGTAGATACTGCTGGAATGGGCGCTACGCAAGGCGATATTCTTTATGCGTCTGGGGCTGACGAATTCTCAAGGCTTGCAAAAAATACTACAGCTACACGCTATTTAGCAAATACTGGGACTAATAATAATCCAGCATGGTCACAAATAGATTTATCTAATGGTGTTACTGGAACTTTGCCATCAGGAAATGGTGGTACAGGACAGACTACTTACACCAACGGGCAATTATTAATTGGAAATACAACAGGGAATACACTTACAAAAGCAACATTAACTGCTGGCACTGGTATATCCATTACTAATGGCGCTGGTTCAATTTCAATTGCATCAACTGCTACAGGAACGGTTACTTCCGTTAGTGGCACAGGAACAGCAAGCGGTTTAACTTTAAGTGGAACAGTAACAACATCAGGAAGTTTGACGTTAAGCGGGACGGCTACTGTTGCCTCTCTTACGACTGCATCAGGTTCAGCGCCATCATACTCTGCTAGAGCATGGGTCAACTTCAGCGGCACAGGTACAGTTGCTATTCGTGCTAGTGGTAATGTATCAAGTATTACCGATAACGGTACTGGTGATTATACGGTAAACTTTACAACAGCGATGAGTGATGCGAATTATGCTGTTAATGCAATCTCTCAACAGGGTAGTGGTGATGCTGCTCCAAATGGAGTTGTTGCGTTAAAAAATGCGGCAACAATTACAACGTCTGCGGTTAGGTTGATTGTTGGAACCCCTACTGTTGGCGCTAACGATAGAGATTATGTTTTTGTTTCCATCTTCCGCTAATCAGGACTAATTATGGATAAGCGTATTATTTACCCAACAGATGAAGGCGGTGTCGCAGTCATAGTTCCAGCCGCTGAGTGTGGCTTAACCATTGAAGAAATAGCTGCTAAGGACGTGCCAGCAGGTAAGCCTTACGAGATCGTAGACGTATCGGATATTCCTTCAGATCGTACATTTCGTGGAGCATGGTCATGGGTCTCGTAATCGACTTAACTAAAGCCAAGAACATTGGTCACGATATGCGTCGTGCTGCTCGTGCTGAAGAATTCAAGCCGCATGATGAAGTCATCATGAAACAGATTCCCGGTGTTGACTCAGCCAATGCCGAAGCCGCCCGTCAAGCCATCCGTGAGAAGTATGTATCTATCCAGACACAGATTGATGCAGCAGCAACACCTGACGAGATTAAAGTAGCACTGGGGATTTAAATAATGCAGAAAATAGCTTTTGGTGAGTGGCTCCCAGATCAGCCGGGCGTAACAGGTGCGGTAACAGATGCAAAGAACTGTTATCCAGTTGCTAACGGATATGCAGCGTTTCCTAGTGAGGCTGATTATTCAGATGCAGCGGCTCAGACACTGCTGATTACCTTTGCCGGTAAGTTTGGTGGAGCTACGAACCTATTTGCTGCTGGTGCTACACAGATCTACAAGTTTGATTCTAACGATGCCACCTTAGATGCCTTAACGACTAGCGGTTATACATCTGTTGAGGGTTGGGATGTAACTCAGTTTGGCAGCAAGATGATTCTGGCTAATGGTCAGGATAAGTTACAGGCTTACGAGATCAACGTTTCTACTTATGTAACAGATTTGGCTGCTGCTGCTCCTACGGCTAAGTACGTAACAGTGGTTCGTGACTTTGTGGTTGCTGCTAACGATGGCACAGACTCCAATAAGGTCTACTGGTCTGACATTAACGATGAGACAGACTGGACTCCCGGTGCTGCATCGCAATCAGATACACAGTTGCTGCCTGATGGTGGCGATATTACAGGTTTAGCGGGTGGGGAATATGGTCTGATCTTCTTAGAACGTGCCATATATAGAATGAGCTATACAGGCTCCCCGCTTTTTTTCCAATTTGACGCTATTTCTAGGTCTTTAGGCTGTATTTCTA